ATGTTAAAGAAAAATCCAAAATTCCAATTTCGGTATCTTATGACGGTGGTATAGTCAAATGGTCTGGTTTAATGGAAGTCGCCGAAAAAGGTGGTTACCTCAATAAACCAAAGGTTGGTTGGTATGAAGCAATCAATCCAGAAACAGGCGAAGTTATTTCTGAAAAGTTAATGAGAGCTAAAGAAGTAAATGATAATAAAGAGTTTTGGCTAAAAATGTTTGAAGAAACAAACTTTGGTCAATACATTAAAGACTCGTTTACTATCGGTGGATCAGGCGCTATTATGCGTGATGATGATATTGCTGTAATTGACGAAGCGATTGCTGACACAACGGAGTAAATTTTAGTTGACATTTGTAACAAAATGTATTATTATAAAGGTATGGCGGTCCAATTACGGTGCCGCCATATTCAACTCAGCCACTGGAAACATTAATGATAGAGAACACCGTATTATCTAATCTCGTATTTAACGAAGATTATTTTCGTAAAGTATATCCGTACATAAAAACAGATTACTTTGAAGACAACAACCATAAGAAAATATTTGAAACGTATTCAAGTTACGTTGAAGAATATAGAGATCCTCCCTCAGTTGAGGTACTTAAACTGACACTTGACAAACGTAAAGATATGAACGAAGAATCTTACAGAAGTGTAATGGCTTCAGTTGATACTCTTAAACGCGACGAAGATACAGACCAAGAATGGCTTGTTAAAGAAACTGAAAAGTTCTGCCAAGATCGCGATTTATATAACGCAATTCGTAAAGCAATCCTCGTAGTTGATGGATCAGAAGCTGAACTCGGTAAAGACGGCTTACCTGCATTATTACAAGACTCACTTAGTATTAGTTTTGATAGTTCTGTTGGCCATGATTACCTTGAAGATTATGAATCACGTTATGATTTTTACCATAAGAAAGAAGAGCGCATTCCTTTTGATATTGAATTGCTCAACAAGATTACCAAAGGTGGCTTACCTCGTAAATCTATGACAGTCTTATTGGCTACAACCGGTGGTGGTAAATCATTGGTCAAATGTCATGCGGCTGCGTCGGCGTTACTTCAAGGTAAAAATGTATTATATATTACAATGGAAATGGCAGAGGAACGTATCTCTGAGCGTATTGATGCTAACATGATGGGTATTACAATTGATGAAGTATCAGAAATGCCACGAGATGTATATAATAAAAGAATGGAACGCATCAAAGGTAAAACCACTGGTAAACTCGTTGTTAAAGAATATCCAACTGGTTCAGCTCATACTGGTCACTTCCGACATTTATTAACAGAGTTACGTATGAAACGTAATTTTAAACCAGACGTTATTATGATTGATTATCTTAATATATGTGCATCATCTCGTATCAAAGGTGCCGCCGCGGCCAATTCATATACATTAGTTAAATCAATCGCTGAAGAAATTCGTGGTCTTGCTATGGAATATAATTGTGCAGTGATTACATCATCTCAGTTCAATAGAGATGGTTATGGTAATACTGATGTTGATTTAACAAATACATCTGAGTCAATGGGTATCACTCATACCGCGGATTGTATTCTTGGTTTAATTACATCCGAAGAGCTTGATGGTCTTGGTCAATTAATGATTAAACAACTTAAAAACCGTTGGGGTGACCTAAGTCATTATCGTCGTTTTGTTGTTGGTATTGACAGATCAAAAATGCAAATATATGATTTAGAAGATAGTGCTCAAAAAGGTATTACACAGGGTCAAGCAGTTGCTAACTCTATGCCTAAACCTTCAGTATCTTTTAATGACGACAGTCCTGTATTTGATAAAGGTAATATCGGTAAAGTTAATAAGAAAGATTTATTTAGTGCCGGCGAATTGATGTAATCGGTTATTATAAATAACTCTAATCAAAGTACTACGGAGTTAACTATGGAACGTTTCAAAACATTTTTGAACGAAGCAGCTACAGATATTCGTGCAATCAACAGAAGCGATCAATTAAAATTAGGTAAGGCCATTGTACTTCCATATACAGTCGGAAAAAGTACCAAGTCTACCACGACTATTATTATTCGTGGACCAAAAGACGATCGTGGCCAACTTAAAAAAGATGTTGAAGCTCGTTTAAAAAAGGCTAATATAAAACATTCGGCAATACGAGGTGGAGGTTCTACAGGTCAAACTGAAGTGCCATTTAAAACTCACAAGATACGTATTACATATAAACCTTTATCAGGCGGAATGTCTGAAACTACTCTTAATTCTACCATTACAGAACTTGCTCCAGCAATTGCATTTATGTCAGGTCAGAAATTTACTAGTGTAGAACGTCTTTATGACTATATGAAAAAGAATATTAAAAAAGATTATGGTGTTTATGTAAACAAAAAAGATGCTGATGCAGGTAGAGCATTTATTGAATCATTTCCATCTTCGTCAAAATATAAAGAAAAAATGGAAAACGCTCTTGCAGTTGGAAAATATTTAGATGAGCTACATAAGGGTAGTCCTATTAAACAAGTATACTGGGGCTATCGTGCTAAGCCTCCAGGAATTCCATCATCTCATAAAGGTGACTTATTCGTTGAATTTAAAACGGGTGAAATGCTTGGCGTATCATTAAAAGCAGGTGGTGATAAAACACGTGAGCCTCAACTTAATACATATGTAAATAAATTCTTTGACGATATTGGCTATACAAAAGATAAAGATAATCTTATTTCAAATGTATATAATCAAACTCATAAATCATTTGGATTACCGAAAGATTGGATGGCTAGGTCTCAAAAAAATAAATCTATTGATACGATAGAGGCAGCCAAAGAAAAAGATTTAAAGAACTATGAAGCTAAATACGATCAAATGCTCGAAACGATTAGAGATTCATTGATTGATGCAGTAAATAAAGACAGACAGTCTACCATAGATTATATTGTAAAACAAGTTCTTAAAAAGGACGAGAATGTTCCATTGGTTGTTGTAAAAGCAATAGGAACAAAATATAAAATGGTTACCGACGAAGACGCATTAGATGCGCATCTTCCAACTGTAACATCTATTAAAGCTTATAAATCTGACTCATCAAAACAAAACTGGTTTATTGATTTAGTTGGTAGTAATACTGTAACTATGAACATGTCAGTACGTTCTAATAAACCACTTCCTGATAACAAAATTGCGCAAGGGTATAATCTTGCCATAAAATTCAACGGTATCTAATATGTTAAGCTTTAAAAATTATCTCGCTGAAGAAAAGAATGTTCATATGGAACACCTTGAGGATTCAATATTAAACCTCGGAGTTGATGGAACACGTTCTGCTATTAATTTCCTTAGAGCATTAAGAGATATGTTACAAGGTAGTTCAAAATCAAAAGTTAATGTATCAGTTAAATGGGACGGTGCACCTGCGATATTTGCAGGGATTGATCCAAGCGATAAAAAATTCTTTGTTGCTAAAAAGGGTATTTTCAATAAGAACCCTAAAGTATATAAAACGGCTGCCGATGTCGATGCAGACACGTCTGGCGATTTAAATGTAAAATTAAAACTAGCCTTGGAAGAGTTTCCTAAACTTGGTATTAAAGGTGTAGTACAAGGTGACTTTCTATATGATAAAAAAGATCTCAAAATATTGGACATTAAGGGTGAACCGCATGTTACTTTCCATCCTAATACGATTGTATACGCGGTACCTACGGCATCAAACCTCGGTAAACAAATACTCAGATCCAAAATCGGTGTGGTCTGGCATACAGTATACAGAGGATCAAGCTTTGAAGAAATGTCTGCAAGTTTTGGAGAGGAGATCGCTTCAGGCCTCAAAACGACGAAAACGTGTTGGTCGGTAGACGCAGTATATAGAGATGTTTCAGGCACGGCAACGATGACGGCTGCAGAAACTGAAAAGGTTAATAAAATATTATCAGCTGCAGGCGCTCTATTCCAAAAAATAAAACCAGCAACTCTAAACGGCGTAGCAAATAACAATGACACGTTAATGAGAACAAAGACATTTGTTAATACTAAAATTAGAGCTGGTGAAAAGATACGTAATACTCGTATGTTTGTAAAAGATTTAGAAAAATACATTGATGATATATACGAAAAAGAAGCTGCCAAACGAAAAACCGATAAAGGTAGAAGAGGACAGCGGGCCAAAAAAGACGCGACATTAGAATACTTTAAGAAAACATCAACTAAAGAATTAGTTGCTATGTTTGATTTATACAATTTACTTATTGACGCAAAACTTTTAATCATAGGTAAATTAAATAAAGCTGGCGGTTTAACCACATTGCTTAAAACTGCTGACGGACTTCAAGTTACAGGCCAAGAAGGTTTTGTTGCTATCGACCACATGGGTAAAACAGCAGTTAAACTTGTTGACCGACTTAACTTTAGTAATGCTAATTTCAACGATAAATTTATCAAAGGGTGGGCGAAATAATGGCATGGGTAACGGTACCGGGATCTAATAGTAAATGGGAATATGGTAACGCACCACTCGCAGGCGAATATTACGAAGACGCAAACGGTACAGTAACCGCAGGTGTTAGATCCTTTACACCAACTGGCGGAACAGCACAAGAAACATATGTCAAATGCAGAATGATTGGCGATACCGCAAACGCAAACGGGCCTTGGTCTGAATTAAGTAAAAACTATTACGATGGGAAAATCTAATGGCAAACGTACATTACTTAAAACGATCTCATAACGAAGCAGTAATCAAAGTATATGTAACAGACTCAGCTGGCGATACTATTGATGTTGCACTATCTAATCTTATTGCTGCCGGCGAAACATTTGACGCAGGTACAGCTTCAGTAACCATTAAAGAAATCCATTATGGCTGTAAAGTCAATAAACACGTAGACGTTTCTAGGTGGGATGGAGCAACAGCGCATGGGCATTACTATTTTGTAAACTCAGGCTCATTAGAATTTACTGGTTTCGTAGATAACGTGTACTCAAGTAGAGATATACGAATTATCGGTGACGGACCTTTCCATTGCATAATGAAACTCACTAAAGAGTCTGGATATAGTTAAGACAGATTGTCACATATTCCATAAGTGACTAACGGCTATATCAAATTGGTAACCCTTATTTACCTATTTTCCTAATAAATATATTTGTAAAACAAACAAACATTTATTAGGAAAGGAAATCCAGTGTTACAATTTAACGTCTCATCACAATCATCCATGTTCTCAGTTGCAGCCTATAAGGTTGTAATGTTTTTTGAACGCAGAGCTGCAGCCACTTCAAGGTG